CCATCGCACTCAGCGAACTCGATGGGGTACGTGAAGGCCTCAAGAGTCGCACCGAAGTCTTCGGCCGAGATGAGGTTCAGGTACTTCATGTTGTCAGCGTACTGAGCGTTTGCTTCAGCGCCCGAGGGGCTTTCGGTTACGGATACGAGACCGTTCCAAGGGAAGCCAGTGGTGTAGGCGCCTCCGGCATCGGTCTTGTAGAGGACGCCCTTGCTGACGCCCGTCTCGTAGAAGCGTTCTCCTACGTTATCCCATGAAAGTACAGTCATGGTTTCTCCTTTTAGTAATAGAGTTGAAAGACTTCGTGATGAAGGTTGTCTGCTACGAACTTTCGTGAGAAAGAACATAGCGGTAGTGCAGCGACAGCGTCAGGAATTGCACTAAGTGCGCTTCGATCGATTACCGTGACTTGATAACGTTTGGTACTTCGGTACGGAAGATTGTTCGCATGCGTGATTGCCCGGTTATCCAACTGGTAGATAATGCAGGGGTACTCAAGCGTAACGTCAGAGGGTGTTTGGAAGTAAACCTTCTTTACTCCCGGTATCCCACTAAGCAGCGTTTGGAGTTGTGCTCGTCGGTCCGTTGTAAACACCTCCAAGGCTCAAGATAAGGCGGGGTCGTTGGACTTCGACTCGGTCGAGTTCCCACAATTCGCCTTCATACCTGATGTAGCGGATGGAACGCAGATGCGTAAAAGCAAATGAGTCAGCCACAACGCTAATGGAGTGGTTCAAAGTGATGTTGTTATTAACGCTGTCACTAGAAAGGAACCTTTGGGCGTTCGAGAGGACGTTACCAATGTACTTTCGTTCACTGATAACGTCCTCCCAAACTCCGGGCGCTATTTCTACAGTGTCTCCGAAACCGATTTCACCGTAGAACCGTGCCATTTTGAAGTACTACTACGGTGCGGTGTAGCTGAAGGTCCAGTTACGGGTCGACAGCGGAGCCAAGTAGTAACCCGTGGTCGGTTCTGCAGATACATCCGTGTTCTCAGTGATCACGATGTCGCCTGCAGGAACAACCGAACCGTCGATGAGGTACTCAACGCCGGTCTTAGACGGGATGGTCAGGGTGTTGGTGGAGGTGTTGAAGGTCGGAGCCGTAGCTACGACTTCAGTACCCTGATCACGACGGATGACCAGAGCCGACTTGGGCTTGGTCAGTGCACCCGACATGCGGGTTTCCATCAGGTACTTGTACTGGTTGAAGTCGATGTCGAAGTCCTCGAAGGAGGTGATTTCACCACCCTTGTTGGTACCGATGGTGTAGTCGATCAGGTTGACGATGATACCGATGAGGGTAGCGTCTTCGCCCATGGGCTCAACCGGAACGATTTCCTTCACGCGGATCGCTGCAGCCAGTGAAGCCTCGGTCTCGTAGAGACGACGGCCCATCTTGTCCTTGAGCAGGAGCATCTCAGTCAGAACGGCGTCCGTGGTGTAGAACGTCGGGGAACCGGCGCCACGGTAGTTGGTACGTGCGCGGGTAATCTCGTCGATCATCACGTCCGGAGCAACGTTCGCTGCCAGCTGAACCTTGTGAGCGTAGAGCTCGTGGTCGTTGGCTACGGAGCGGATGCCGATACCATCGGTCTGGCCCTGCGGGTCCTTGATCTTGTCGGCGTGACCCACTGCACGACCGTCACCAATGAGGACTGCGCGAGCAATTTCCTCGTTCAGCATGAAGCGGATTTCCCACTTCAGCCATGAGATGATGTCGATGTCCGTGATGTCGATAACGTCGTCACGGTCCAGCTTCTGCTTCTTGTAGATGGTCGCGGGAGAAGTGGAGCGCTGCAGCAGCACAACGACTTCGTCCTTCTTCAGGCTACCCTTGGTGTAACCCTTGGCACGAGCTTCCTCGGCGGTCAGGTCGGCAAGGATAGTCTTGACCTTGGCGAACGGGGAGTGCTTCGTGGCACCCAGAACCTTGGAGACCCATTCCGTCTGACGGGAGATGAGCTCGGGCTGCTGGGAAGAAACGCGAGCGTCCGGGAAGAGGACGTCGATGTTCTCGATGCCGTAGTCGGCGTGCTCAAGGGTGAAGGACTCGAAAGCCTTCTTGAAGGAACCCTTCTCGCGTGCGAGCTGGTTGATTTCGACTACGTCGGCGTGGGACAGAGTCTTGCGGACAACAGTGGAAGACCCACCGTCTGCGTTGTTTTCGAATGCGCTGTACTTCATGTTGGCAGAGCCTTCCTGATTGTGCTGGAGTTTTTCGGGTTCGGTACCGGACGGAGCGTCGGCATCGTTTTCGTCAGATGACTGATCGGCATCATCGGAATCCTGAGAGTCATCGGAGTTGTCCGAATCGTCATCATTTGAATCGTCGTCGGCGTCGTCCGAATGTTCGGCCGTTCCATCGGAGGATTCGTTGGCTGATTCGAGAGCTTCCCCGATCAAACCGTGGACTACCTCGAGTTGTTCGGAAGTGAACGAGTTAAGTACCTCATCCACATCGATCTCCTCATCGGTTTCGTCGTTATGAAGGACAACAGGATCATCGCCAGCTTCATCTTCATCGTTGTGCCGGACAGACCCGGAGGCTGCCTGACTGATGAGTGCGTAAAGAACAGTTTTCTGCTCTTCGTTCATACTCTTCACGATGTCTTCGACGGTCTTGTCGTCCGAATCGGCCGCTGCGTCATCATCGTCTGCGTGAGAGAGATCAAACTCTTCACCCGAGTAGATAATGGCTTCGCCAATCATGGTGTCACTACCATCAGCGCTGTGACGGAGATTAACATCTTCGATGAAGGCGTCCGGGTTTGCACCCTTGTAGACGAGACTTACTTCGATGATGTTTCCGTGAACGACATCGCCGCGAACCTGCTTCAGTTTGTTGGCATAGATCGACAGAGCTTTAACGTCTCCGTGAATTACCAACTGGTGAGCATGCTTTGCGCGATCGGTGTCGTTAAAGAAGGCTTCTGTGTAGATGCCATCAGGACGCTGGTGGAGAATTGCGTGACCGAGGACGTTCTCAGGGTTGTCATGCTGGTGCTGCCATACAAGCTGTACCTGCTGCTGATCCTGATGAAGGAATGCGCCGTGTTTGATCGTTCGACCATCGGAGCACTCACGATCAAATCGAGTTGCGTAGCCTGTGAAGTCAGGCTTCCTGCTTGTCGCTACTGTCATTTTGAAGGTTCTCCTTCCTTTCTTGAGTTGTATCCGATGGTGGTTGTTTGGTCGTACCTACGTTGTCAGCGTTTGGCATGTTTGCATTCTGCAACTTATCTGCCTTAGCTTCCTTTGAAGGTTTGAACCCGATACCCGAACGAATCTCATTGGAAGAGAGAATCTCGTTTCGAGCAAACTTGTCAGCGATGTCCGCAAGCTCTGCAAGTGTGACATTCTTAAACGGATCTCGGAAGAATCGAATAGCCTGCCCCTGAGACCTAGCAGTTTTGGATAGGAACTTACGCTCCATACCCTCCGTGATTGCGGTTAGGATTGGTTCAACTGTACGGTTGTAGTAGTTGATCATTGCCTTCTCATCCGCTTTACCTTCGAAGACATCCTGAGGAATACCCAGTTGCGAGAACAGCTGTTTTGTCAGATACTCGACCTGAGCCAACATGTTGTTTTCTGCCGGGCGATTCAATTGGGTGATCTTCTCAGTAGCATCAGCGTAAGCAACGCCATACTTCGAGTTGTACAGTTGTTCTTCCATGTCTTGACGACGCGCCGCAGCCTGCTGCTTTCGCGAATCAGACTTGACGACATACGGAAGCTGAATGATGATGTCAAGTTTGCCAGAGCCAGCTTGTTCATCGATGGCATCAAGGAGGCTAAGCTTACGAGTCAATCTTTTAAGCGTAGAAATCTCATCGTTCATCACTGCATAGAGTGGATTCTCGATGATCGCCACCTGCTTTTTAGGAAGAGTTAGTTCTTCCTTGTTTCCCGTCTTCTGATTATAAATCAGAACGCGAACATGCTCCGGGAACCATGCTCGAACTTCACCCACGCGAAGAGTTTCGATGTTGTAAGACATCGACGTAGCTGGATCTTTGTCGGCTTCCATAATACAGACAGCTGCGACACCTTTATCAAACAAAGTCATTGCAATGTTCTGTTTAAATGCCCGAGCACCTTCATCGATATTAGCTTCAAGAGTTAGGCAATCATTCAACCCACTCTTTATCGTCTCCTCATAACCTTTTGTGTCTGGATTGATTCGCACATGCTCCATTGGGAACGCAGCTACGTCAATTGCGATCTGGTTATAGATAGATGTTACAACAGTTCGGTCTCCCGAGAATCCCGGACGAGATCGGCTTGGATTTACGCCAAAACTTCCAGCATTACCCCAAGAGGTTGTTCGCATTCGCTCTTCATTTGAGAACGAATTATACGCTCCTGCTGCATGGGCGAGAGCATTCTTCATACGACTAAAAAATCCCATAAGTCACCCCCTCTCTATACCGTAGAAATATGACATTACTGATCATCTCCTCGAAGAAGATGTAGGTATTGCTTTCCGGCTACTTTGTGTTTGGGATCGAGTTCGCTGACTTTCACATCTTTGAGATGTGTGGCCATCTTGATCTCCCATTTGCGAAGTTTTTCAGCTTTACGACTACCTTTGTAGGCGAGTCGCATACCCTTTTTCATTTTCCGAAAGTTACCCCATTTAGCACCTTTATATTGGAGCTTAGAACCGCGACGAGTAAGCTTAGAAGCTCGTCGATCAATTCGTGTAGCTTTCTTCGAAGCCTTGGCAAAGACTTTACTGCCTTTACCCCTTCGAACGCCCCATTTCATTCCTCGCACACCAATATGTTCAAGAAATTCATCAACGGGGTCTACTTCAACTAGAGTGTCACTCACTCGAAAGCCTCCTTATTAGCTTTATACGCTACCCAAGCATCCAATAGTGCGGACACGTTATCAATCTTCTGGTCTTGCCGTTTCTTCAGAAGTTTGCGGTTACCGTTCGTGTCTTCTTGAGTGATAGCGTTACCCATAGCGAAGCTCATAAGAGACTGGTTGAAGATGAGGAGACGATTCTCACTCAAATGTTTCAACTCACCTAGCGGAACGGACTCGGTACGAGCACCCTGAATAACCTTTTCAACACCGTAAGACCCGTTTTCAGTTTCCCATCGTGTTACGAATTCCTTCGCATTGTATGGGTCAAATCCAAAAGCTCGTACGTCGAATTGGTTCGTTTCAATGAAGGCATCGAGGTCGTCGTAGACTTCCATCATGTCCAACACAATTCCCGGAAGAACATGTAGACTACCTTCACGTGTGAATTGCTCATACTTCTGTCGAGGACCACTGGAAAGTTTCATCTGAGTGTTTTCAGAGATGTAACTTCGTGTTACTATTCCAAATTCTCCATTGCGAAGAGGAAATAGGAAAGTGAAGGCACAGAAGTCATCACCCTGTGACAAGTCGGCTCCCATAGCACAAGGTAGTGACCAGAAGTTTGGTACACGGAGATGAGGTTCAGTCTCTTCGTAAGTGAAGAAGTACGTAAATCCTTCCATGGGAATTCCGAAACGCTTAGCAAGGATATCGTTCCGTGACGCAGGTGCTGCTTCAGATCGTTCGACATCTCGTTGGTAAGTTTCATAGGTAACAGTCTGACCGATGTTAGG